GTACTACCTTAGACTTAACAAACTGTACAATCTGAAATTGATTGCCAGAATTATAGCTTTCAAACTCACGCTTGATTTCTCTTGCAGCTGCGCGTGTAGTGGTTGCTTCAAGAGTCAGGCCAGTTGCTTTCTCGATTACTGCGTAGGTGTAGTTGCTCATTTTGTTTCTCCTTTAAGTTTAGTAATGGCTTCAATCAAATCATTCTTTGCTTCTTCAGCGTGAGCAAGATTCCTGATAGACATTTGTTTATCATTTTCATAATCTTCCACATCAATCTCAAGCTGTTGAATACGTTTGTGAGTATATTCAAGCTTTTCTTCAAGTTGCTTTACGGCGTAAAACATCTCTTCTCTCCTTTACAATTTAATTTGTACATCTATTCTCGCATGATTTATTGGGTTTGTACAGCGGTATTTTCAGGTATTTTGGATTAGTGACAATTATCCCATCCGCTACCAATCACATAACCTGCCGTCAATTCTACGTTCAATTTATAGTATTGTCCAGCTTCTTTTACAGATTCCGCTGCAAGTTCACCTGCACGACACCACGAACGGAAAAAACGTCCGTCTTTTGCATGGCCAACATCACTCCAGATACGGCCTTCCTCAGAGAATTCTTTAGCTTCTTTCTCTGTATCGAACATCTTAAACTTAACCAGACTTCTTGTCAACTCTAATTGTGCCTCGTCGTGATACGCAATCATTTGTTGGCAATACTTTTTACTTTTCCAGTCATCTTTAAAGAAATCTACAGACAATCCTTCAGCTTTAAGCTTACGGTCATGAATAACCATAGCTCGTTTTGCACAGATAACACCTGCACTTTGGAACGCTGTATTAATAACATTACCTTTTGACCGAATGGGCAGCTTACGGTTGTCAATCCCCATCAAGAATTTCTTCTGGCCGGTTGTCTCCCAATACTGCTGCATGCGCTCCTTAAGCTCTTTAAGAGGATTAGCCAACGTCCAGAACTCATCAAAGATAATTTGAGCGGTATCAAGATCACAACCAACAATTTTAGCTACTCGTGCCACTTGGGCGTTGTAACTGCAACCGTACTTCACAGATTTTGCACTGTTACGTGGGAACTCACGGCCTAGAATATCACTGATTCGACGGGCTAGAACAGAGTGACAGTCGTTAGGCTTCTCAGCAGTGAGACTTACACCATATTCAGGACCACCTTTGTAACGATATACATAATGACTTTCAATTTTAGCTTCAAGGCTGTCGAAATCATAACCAAGCTGCACATAACCGTCACCAACACCGAACAAACTACGCATTTGTTCACCATAAAGTGACGTGTTACGAGGAATGTTCGCCACTAAACGATGCTTGAATCTGCTGGTCCCAGCCCCGCAAGTATCTGCTGGCGTTGGAATCCGTCCATCTTCACGAACGTTAGGCATAAACCCACTCTCGTGTTCATCGTCATCTTCTTCTGGGTCATAACCACCGCCAAGAATACTATTACGGCGATGACTGTAAGTCAGGAAGTCAGCAAGCTTTCTCGCATGAGGAAAGCTGCTTTCTAGTGCAATAAGTCCGGGGCAAATCTCTTTCTCCTGTCCTACAGTCAGTGTTGGATTGGTTAACACTTTAAAGCTTTTAGCACATCCTTTTGCCAACAACTTTGCCTTAATATTGCTTTTGTTAAGGTTCAAGTGTTCCAGACGATACTTACAGAAAGGGCTGGCTAAGGTCTGTTCAACATATCGTTCTACAGCAGCTTCGAACTTCTCTTGTGTGAGACGGTTCTTCTTTGCATCACAAGTAAGGTCACGTTCCTTCCAAGCCGAAGGATTCCAGCCAAACTTAGATACAAGCCATTCCTTAATGTGTGTTGTGTCTTTAAGGGTCGATGGAACTTCCGTCAGCAATGGTTCTGCTGCCATTGGCAGATCATATTCTTTGTCAAAGATTACAGCTTTCTTCAACTCTTCATCAATAATCCCTCCGTGCTTCTCTACAAACTTTTTAATATTTGCATTCAATTCACCAGATTTAAGGAACTGTTTAGTTGGAGGAGTAAAGAAATCCATTCGTGTCTTAGCCAATGGCTTAGGCGGCAACACTGGTTCAACTTCACTACGCAAAGCCTCAAGCTTGATATCAAGATCACGAACAAGTTCAATAGCCCGTTCCGTCTTAAAGTCAAACCCTCGGTGCTCCTGTCGAGTGATGATTTCAGATACAGACTTTTCAAGACTGATAGCGTCCGACCAATCCCAAGTTCCTTTCTCAGCTTCCAACATTTTGTAGACTTGCGTGTTGGCTTTTACGTCGTAGATACAGTAGTAAATTAAGTCTGCTGCCATATCTTCAAAGCGAATCGAAGCATCCATATGCTTACGAAACTCTCGCTTTTGAATACCTGTCTTTTGAGACAGAGAATCAAGACTATGCCCACCAATCCGATCCGGGTTTAGCGCTTTAGACGTCACCATCGTATCGGAAATCTCAATTGACTTCCCACACCACTTGTCAGGCTCGACTTCATACTCCATATCAAAATATAACTTACAAGCCAGTAAGTCGAAGTTAATAACGTTTGCCCCGATTACTTTTGATACGGGGTTGTCTTTGATATACGAGACAAACTCGCTCAATTGATAATGATCATACTCTTGCTCCAAATAGTTCTCTAGAACGTAAGTATGTTTACCAACTACTTCTTCATACTTACGCCCATCAAAAATATATTTAGGGCCGTTGTAAAAAGCCAGAATCTTTCCGGTTTCATGCTCTTCAACCACAACGCAATGCATCTTAAACGAGTTTTTAAGTTTGTAAGGAGATGCACAGTAATCAATAGAGTCTGAATTCAGCAGCCCGTTTGTCTCGATATCATAGGTAATAATCATACTATCTCTTTCGTCTCCTCTAGCCTTTTCAGAACAGCCTGATAGGCATCCAATTCATTTTCATGTTGACCTAGGCTTATCTGCTTTAGCTTACCATCAACATATTCGTTTGTAAATGCCCGCCATTTCCCCTTACGTGCCTTAGCCACTCCATAATACTGGGAGGTTTTATTCCTACGTTTTTGTTTACCAGCAGGAGTTAAATCTTTAAGCGAGAGGTAATAATCATACGCTACTTGATCACCTTCTTCAATCTTTATTTTCTTGATCGTCTCATATCGCTGGATTGCCAATTCCTTATCTTCAGGGTTGAATATACCTAGGTTCTTAGTACTACCTAAAATACCAATTTGAGCGACCCAAGCATTGTTGCTAGGATCAAAGCTTACTCCCATGTCACCACTTGTGTTTCTCAATCCAAGCCCGATATTGTTCTGCTGTTCTTTCTTGGTTGACCATTTACAATTATCTTTTGAGTATTCTTTGTCGTTATCAATACGGTCGAGTGTTGTCCCTTCTGGACGTTCTCCAACGTCCTTCACAAAATTGAATAGTCCTAGTGGGTTATCCCACCGCCAGTCTGTACATACCAAAACCCCTCTGCCGCCATAACGATGATACGCTTTATGGCGTGTATCATAACAACGAACATTCATCATTCGCCAAGTTGTATGCAAAGGATGTTTAGTGACAAAACCCATATTTAATTGCCGGGTGAATTCATAAGCCCCTGAATATTTTTCTGTATACCCCATATCAATCCTCAAAAATCATCTGGAACTTCCTGTGCAAGCAATACTGCCCAAGTGTTTTCATCAATAGTAAATTCATCAGCAACACCCAAGTAACTCCAAGGTCGATTCTTCAGAACAGTTAGTCGAACATTACCGCGTGAGCGGTCAGGCATAATCTGTGGCTCCAAACCAATAATAACAAAGCTAAGTTGTTCCAAAGCAGCAGAACCACGCATCATTTCTTTACTTACTTTAACCCAAAACGGTTTGTCTTCATTACCTTTTGGTGGTTTGAACTGCTCAGCAGCGCTACGGTTAATGTGGCTGACTGCAATAACACAAACATCGTTAGCTGCACAAAAGGCTGCCAACTCTGTCATTACAATATCAAGCTCCTTTCGTTCATCAGTAACATGGCTGCCACTAACTACCATGCTCAAGTGGTCAATAAGGATATATTTACACCCTTCAACCAAGTGCATGTGCTTCACTTTGTTCATCAGCTCACTTACTGGCAAACTGCCAAAGTGCCCCAACATAACAAGAAGGTCATTATCAACAATCTCATTTCGAGCTTTGGTGATTTGTTCCAGTGTTGCGCACTCAAGAGGTTTATCTTTGAACTTCAAGTAACTAACTTTAAGCTTAGCTGCAATCAACCGCTGCATTGTTTCTTTGTTTGATTCTTCAAGGTAAATCATCCCGAGCTTTTCACCAGACTCCATAAAAGAACTGGCAAAAATAGACGTCACTGTTGATTTGCCCACACCCGAGGGACTAGTCAACAAAACCAACTCACGAGTGCGAAAACCATGAAGTTTATCCATCAACTTAGGGAATTCGTTTACGTATACACCTTCTGGACGTGGTTCCAACAATTCTTCAATACTAATATCTGAAGCCTTAACAATCTTCTCAGCAGAGTAAGCACGCTTGCCAAATTGGACAAGTTTAGCCAACTCTTCACTACGCCCAGCTTGAAGGTAATCGCTGGCATCCTTTAGGCCATCTGCTGGAGCTACAGTCATCAAAGACAAACCTGTCCCAACGAAAGCATTAGCAACAGCTTCACGGGCCTCATGCCCCTTCATAATACCTTTCTTAGTTTCAGCCGGAGTGCAGTAATCGTCATCAAAGAAAATAGTCAAGCTGTCATGAGACGTGATGTAGGACTCATTGTGCAACAGAGCCTCTACAGCGTTAGCCGTCCCCAAAGGAATGCTTACCACCAGCGGCTCAATACCTTCGTACTTAGTGCCCTTTACATTGTCACACAAAGCTTGGTAAATACTCAGTGTGTCCCATTGGCCTTCCGAGCAGATAAGATTAGTACGTTTCCGATTAATATTTTCAGCAACTTCTTGGCCGAACAACTTATTGCCAATTGAAACACTGCCGACAGCAGACCAGTGACCTTTCTCATCTTTCCCTTTAGTCACATCCTGTTTTGTGTAACCAACAACCTTTCCCTTCTGATTGTAAGAAGGGAAATAGAAAGCCTCTGGTGTTTTCCCATCTTTCTCAGACACAGCAACTTTAACACCAAAACGCTCAAGAGTAGCTTTACGTACTCCACGTTCCGGTGCATCAACAGACGCATATCGCTTAACATCTTCAATTGTTTCTTTATTAAAAATTTCCACTTCTCGCTCCTTTAGCTTTTTAAAATAACTCAAAATTCTCTCCTAACTAATTGCCTTTAAAGCCCAATGGCGCCTGAATGACAGCAGCATCGCTGCCCCTCCCCTCCAACACCCTGCAAAGAATATTAATCAAATTGCTTCAAGAATAGCAAGAGCTTCTCGTACACTTTCCCTCACATTCTCCAATTCATCAGAAGACTCTTCAGCTTCCTCTATAGCCTTATCAAGTTCTGCCTGAGTATACATCCCTTCAAGAAGTTTTTCAACAAACCTTGTGAGGTC